CAGGCGTTATGCCGCATCTTAAAATATATGATGCTTCTTCTTTGGCGTATCGTCAAGGTCGCACTCGCCGTGGCTCTTACGCCGCTTATCTTGATATTACTCATCCTGACATCATTCCTTTCCTAGAGATGCGTAAGCCAACAGGCGACCCAAATGTGCGTTGCTTGAACTTACACCATGGAATCAACATCACCGATGACTTCATGCAAATCATTGAAAAGTGTATGTTGGATCCTAATGCAGACGATTCATGGAACTTAATTGATCCATACTCAAAAGAGATTCGTGAAACCGTTTCTGCAAGAAGTTTGTGGCAACAGATTCTAGAACTGCGTATGCACACAGGTGAACCATACATTCATTACATTGATACAAGTAACCGTGAATTGCCAGAATGGTTGAAAGATAAAGGTTTGAAAGTACACCAATCAAACTTGTGTTCTGAAATCATTTTACCAACAAGCAAAGAGCGTACTGCCGTATGTTGCTTATCTAGTTTGAACTTGGAGACTTATGATGATTGGAAGAATGAGCCGCTTTTTCTTAGGGACGTTGCTGAGATGCTTGATAACGTTCTACAGTATTTCATTTATAATGCTCCTAGTGTCGTACAAAGAGCAAGACATTCTGCTATGTTGGAACGCTCTATTGGTGTTGGTGCCCTCGGTTTCCACGCATATCTACAAAAGAACGGAATCGCATTTGAAGGTGTGATGGCAAAAGTTGCTAACAATAGAATCTTCAAAAGTATTAGAGAAGGACTAGACAATGCAAACCTTGCGCTCGGTTCTGAACGTGGTGAAGCACCTGATGCTAAGGGTACTGGCCGCCGCTTTAGTCATGTTATGGCTATTGCCCCCAATGCTTCTTCTTCTATTATTATGGGTAATACCTCCCCTAGTATTGAGCCTTATCGTGCTAATGCATATCGTCAAGATACTTTATCGGGCTCTTTTTTGAATAAGAATCGTTGGTTGGATAAAATTCTTAAAGAGTTGATTACCGACACCGACAAATACAATGAAGTATGGTCTTCTATTATTGCTAATGATGGTTCGGTTCAACACCTAGATATTTTGTCTGATGACCAAAAGGCAGTATTCAAAACATCTATGGAAATTGACCAACGTTGGGTGATTGACTTGGCAGCGGATAGACAATTACACATTGACCAAGCACAATCATTGAATCTGTTCTTCCGTCCAGATGCCAATATTAAATACGTTCATGCTATTCATTTTATGGCATGGAAAAAAGGATTGAAGACTTTGTACTACTGCCGTTCTGAAAAGATTGGTAAAGCTGACAAGGTTTCCAAGAAGATTGAACGTCAAGTCATCAAAGAAATTGACATGACACAAATTGCACAAGGTAATGACTGTATCGCATGTGAGGGATAATATGAAAAGAATTTTGAGATTTACTGCATCATGGTGCCAACCATGCAAAACATTGGCCGCAAATCTGGAAAGAGCAGAACTAAACCTTCCCATTGAGGTTATTGATATTGATGTAAATGAAGACATTGCAAATCAATATGGTATTCGTTCTGTTCCCACTTTAGTAATGTTAGATGAAAACATTGAAGTGAAACGAAATGTCGGAGTCAAAACACCAAAACTACTAAAAGAATGGGCAGAAGTATGATTAAGAAAGCGCAGAATGATGTAACATCGGAACGTAGTTACTTTAAACCTTTCAACTATGCTTGGGCATATGATGCATGGTTGAAACATGAACAATCACATTGGCTTCACACAGAAGTTCCAATGATGGAAGATGTGAAAGATTGGAAGAAGAAATTAACGGCAAGTGAAAAGAATTTTCTAACACATATTTTCCGTTTCTTCACACAAGGTGATATTGACGTTGCTGGTGGTTATGTTAAGAATTACCTGCCGTACTTTCCACAACCAGAAATGAGAATGATGTTGTTGGGTTTTGCTGCTCGTGAGGCATTACACGTTGCCGCATATTCACACTTGATTGAAACTCTTGGTTTACCTGAAACAACATACAATGAATTCTTAGAGTATGCTGAAATGAGAGAGAAACACGACTATGTGTTGGACATTTCAAAGCAAAATACAACCAAAGAGAATACTGCAACCCATATCGCCGTGTTCAGTGCTTTTACTGAAGGGATGCAGTTGTTCTCCTCTTTCATTATGTTGTTGAACTTTCCTCGTCATGGTAAAATGAAAGGCATGGGACAAATTGTTACATGGTCTATTGTTGATGAAACACAACACGCAGAGAACATGATTAAATTGTTCCGTACTTACATTCAAGAAAATCCAGAAATCTGGAATGATGAATTGAAGTCACGCATTTACACTATTGCTGAAAAGATGGTTGAACTAGAAGATAAGTTTATTGACCTAGCCTTTGCAATGGGTGAAATGGAAGGTTTGAGTGCTGAAGATGTTAAGAAATACATCCGTTACATTGCTGACCGTAGATTGATTTCTCTGTCACTCAAAGGTATCTTTAAGGTCAAAAAGAATCCACTACCATGGGTTGAAGAAATGATTAATGCACCTACACACACGAACTTCTTTGAGAATCGTGCAACTGATTATGCTAAAGGTGCTTTATCTGGGGATTGGTCCGATGTTTGGGCCAAATAATTTGTTAAACTATAATAAGAAGAATAAAAATGACAAACAAAGTAGTTTCTGGAGAATGTTTAGAATGTGAATCAACCTATGCTGTTGAATACGTTGAACAATTAGTCTCACAACAATTGCCAGAATATTGCCCTTTCTGTGGTGATCCAATCGAAGAATTATCCGAAGAATATATAGAGGATGATGACTTAGATGAAGATGACCTCAAATGGGAATAAACTGGCAATATAATGATACTGATTTCACAGAAGACCAAATTGGAGATAGTTACGGATTCGTATATCTGATAACAAACCTAGAGAACAACAAAAAGTATATCGGTAAGAAACTTTTCTGGTTCTCTAGGACCAAGATGGTAAAAGGTAAGAAGAAAAGAGTAAAAGTCCCATCGGACTGGCAAACTTATTACGGAAGTAGTGACAAACTACAAAAAGATGTTATACTATACGGACAGGATAAATTCCGCCGAGAGATACTACATCTTTGCAAGACTAAGGGAGAATGTAGTTACCTTGAGGCGAAAGAACAATTCGCAAACAACGTAATGGAAAGTGATGAGTATTACAATGACTGGATTATGGTCAGAGTGAGAAAAACACATATTAAGGACTACAATGACCGAACTAACAGAACTCAAGGCACTATTGAACAACGATTGTGATAGTTATGTCTTTCTACCAACAGAAGATGAAACTATACATGTTCAAGCAAGTGAATATAAGGATAAGGGAATCAAATTAGATGGTTCACCTATGGGAGACTGTTATCATATTATTCTTTTTAGAGAAGACGAAGAAGGTGAATTAGTTGATGTGGATAAGTTTGAGGGTATCTTAACTGCACCAGTTGAATATATTATGAGAATGATTAAAGAAGATTGGTTTGGTGTTGTTTGCAGAAAAACAACAACATCCGATGAATTTGTTAACAACGTATTTGCCAAATTACAAGAAGTGTGATATAGTACAATTTTAACTATTGGATTCGTAATGATTCTCGTTGACCTGAACCAAGTCCTTCTTGCAGGACTTATGGCTCAAATTTCAAACCAAAAGAACGTGAAGTTGGAAGAAGGTTTAATCCGACATATGGTTCTTAATATCCTCCGAATGCACCTCAAGACGTTCCGCAAGGAATATGGTGAAGTCGTACTTTGCTGTGACAACCGCAAGTATTGGCGTAAGGAGTTCTTTCCATTCTACAAGGCAGGTCGTAAAAAGACCCGTGAAAAGTCTCCATTAGATTGGCATGCCATCTTTGACATGTTGGCAAAGTTCAAGCAAGAATTGAAAGAAAACTTTCCTTATAAAGTTATTGATGTTGAATCTGCTGAAGCGGATGATATCATCGGCACTCTTGTTCCTCGCCATGCCGCACACGAAAAGATTCTTATTCTTTCCAGTGATGGTGATTTCTTGCAATTGCAACGCTGGGGCAGCAATGTCAAACAATACAATCCTGCATTGAAGAAATATCTCAAATCTGAAAACCCAATGATGGAACTCCAAGAAAAAATCATTCGTGGTGATAAGGGTGATGGTATTCCTAACATCTTTTCACCAAGTGATTGTTTTGTTCGTGATTTGCGACAGAAACCTATAACCAAAGGTGTATTAGACAAATTGCTAAAAGAGAATGCCGAAGATTGGTCGGATGAAAATGCAAAAATTGGTTATTCTCGTAACAAGACATTAATTGACTTGACCTGCATTCCCACTGAAATTAAAGAACAAATTATAAATACTTACGAAGAAGCTAAACCTGCAAATAAGCAGAAGATGTTGAATTATTTCATTCAATATAAATTAACCAACCTAATGGATGTGATTGAGGATTTCTAATGAAGAATATGTATGAAGTTTTTGACGAATTTGAATTAGCCAAAAATAAAAAAGAACGAATTGCAGTATTGCAGAAAAATGTTTCCAAAGTAATGACACAAGTTTTGGAATTAGCATTTCATCCGCAATATGAGTGGTTGCACCACGAAGTTCCACCAGGATATCAAATCAAGGATGTTCCAGTAGGAATGGGTTATGCACAATTGACCACCGAAATACGGAAACTGTATATGTTCCGTAAAGGTGATCCAACTGCTGAAAAACTAACACCACAAAAGCGTAATCAATTACTCGTTGAGTATCTCCAGAACCTAGAGCCACGGGAGGCAGAGGTCGTTATTGGTATTTTCAATAAAGACTTGGGTGTCAAGGGACTGGACTATAAGTTTGTTAAAGAAGCCTTTCCCGGAATGTTACCATAATAAGGAGTTAGTAAGTGTCTAAAAATGTAGCTAAGTTTCGCAAAGAAAGAGACTACAACGATGAATATGCATTTAAAACAAATACATATGACCGTAAACAGCGAGACAAACAGAGAGAATCCAAAAAACAGTCAAAGTATTTTGATGCATACGAATCGGACTACTATTCAGACGCAAAACGTTACCGCAAATAATGTTGTAAAAAAACAACACATGACTTGACAAGAACTAAAATCTCTGTATAATACAAAACTTGTATGGAGATTTTATGTTTATTCACGGTAGTATTCCTAAGTCAAAAAAACGCAAAGTGCCTAAGGCTCAACAGGCTCAGTATGATGCTTGGTTGAAATCCATTGAGGATATGAAACCTAAATCATTGAGTAAATTTACTCACAAACCGGAAATCAAAAGTCCAGTTGTTACTGGTGTTTTTGTTCGGGAAACCCGTAAAATTGAATCTTTGAATACAGGACTTGGTGTTGCCACCAAAGCACCACCAAAAGTTTACACCGGAACAAAGGTTAAGGGCATTGCAACTATGCATAAGTCTAATGCCGTGCCGGTTTTTACTGATGAAGAAGCAAAAGACATTTCAAGCATGAGGCGATAATGAAAAATACTAAATTTGTTGTAAAATTACAACGTCCGGTCTGTCGGACACCTATTAAACCAATGCAGGTACATAAACCTGTCGTTATTAATGCACGTAAAGAGAAGCATAAACGCACTTTGTCGCATTATTTGAACGGAGATGCATAAAATGACAGATTTTTCAGCGCAAAGTGACCACCGTTTGATAGAACCACTCAAAGTCGACCAAGAAGCAGTAAAATCACTAATTGAAGTTACTAAAATGTGGGCCAATCTCACTCAATTTGAGCAGGACCTAGAAAATTATGAAAAACTTAAACATCAATTTGAATGACCGTTCTTGGCCAGCAATTATTGAAGATGCTCCTGACGGATCCGGCGATGGAATTCTGACTTTTCCTCCAGAACTGATTGAAATTACTGGATGGGTAGAAGGAACCAAATTAAACCTTGAAGTAAAAGACGGTTGCCTCTACATTACTGAAATTTAGTTGTAAAAATACAACACCACTTGACAAAACCTAGAATTATTGTATAATAGATACATATTCATTAGGACTTATTATGTTACTTACTCAATCCAAGTCACTTTTGGCCAAACTCATGGCCACCGAAAATCTTCACATTGAACAACGCAACGTTTCTACTGCATCCTTTGATGTTCAGAATCGTGTTTTGACTATTCCTGTTCTAAACAAAGACATCACCAACGACCAATACGACCTTTTCATCGGTCATGAAGTTGGTCATGCACTTTTTACTCCTTTGGACGGTCTCAAAAAGGCATTTGAAGAAAAAATGTCTATGTCCGTGCTGAATGTTGTTGAAGATTCTCGCATTGAACGTAAAATCAAGTCAAAATATCCTGGTTTGCGTCAGTCCTTCATACGTGCTTACAAGGATTTGCTTGAAAAAGACTTCTTTGGTACTAAAGATGAAGACCTGAACAAGCTCAATTTCATTGACCGTATCAATTTGTATTGCAAAGGCGGTGTGGACCTTGGTATCCGTTTCACCGATGAAGAAAAAATCATCTTGGATGAAGTGGAAAACACTGTAACCTATGATGATGTTATGCGTGTCGCTAAAAAAATCTGCGATAACATGACGGAAGAAGAAAAGGAACAGGCTAAATCCTCAAATCTTGACGATTATGAGTATGATGAAGACGGAAATGAAACAGAACCCGGTGATTCAACTGGTGATTCTGCTGAAAATACTGGTTCTGGCAAAAAAACTGAGACTGAAAAGTCAGAAGGACAATCGGAACAGTCTAATGGTGATGCAGAATCTCAAAAAGAAGATTCTAATGATGATGGACAGGTGAAAAGTGAGACTAAAGGTGCGGCCGGTCAATCCGGTTCCAACACCAAGACTCCCGTTTCTCACACCGATGAAGCGTTCCGCAGGAATGAACACAAATTGTTCTCAAATGATGGTCGGAAATATGCATACGGTAATGTTCCCAAGTTGATTCTTGACGAAATTATTGTTGACCACAAACTGCTGTGGAATCGTTATCGTTTGGATGTGCAAACCAAAGTTGACTACGCCAAACATGTCAACGGTGGTTATGAATTGCCTGATGGTCGCAATGGTGCCGATAAAAAGGCCTATCAAAAATTGCGTGAAGAATCCAAGAAAGTTGTTGGTTATTTGGTAAAAGAATTTGAACTGCGTAAAAATGCGGATCAAATGAAACGTGCATCCGTGGCAAAAACTGGTGAATTGAATATGTCTAAAATCTATTCTTATGGTTTTAGTGAAGATATCTTCAAGAAGATTTCAGTTGTACCTAATGGCAAGTCTCACGGCTTGGTTATGTTCATTGACTGGTCTGGTTCAATGCACAACCACATTGATAACACCATCCGTCAATTGTTGAATCTGGTTATGTTCTGTAAGAAAGTTAACATTCCTTATGATG